TAGTAGTATGCTCCCTAAAAAGCAAATTCAGGAAGCATATGTTGAGGTAGTGTGTTTGAGGTAGTGGAGTGTATTTTGGTAGGGTTGACTGGAATTGGAAAGAAATTTATAATTAAAGGATTGAGGATAGAATCAAGTCACTTATTAGAGTGACAGAAGAGAAAGAACCTTACCATTTAAAGCTTATCATTTAATTAATTGTAAACTTATCATTAGCACCTATCATTGGATTCTTGAGTCCTATACCCTGTCTCCCGAGTGAGTGCAAAGCAGCAGTGCCCCCCCAACCCCTACACTATATGTATTTACAGTTTCATTGGCTCCATGTTAGAAATCTCTTTAACCTTCTGATCAATGAGATTCTGCGCTGTAGCCCGAAGCTCAGGATCCATATCGTCACCAAGATGGAAATGGTCCACAGCCTCTTTCCCCCATGCAGTCATGTAGAGAATGATTATCCTCTGGTCCAGCTGTACTCCCATGGATTGAGTTCTTCGCAAATAAGACTGATAAAATGAAGATTTCTTTTTTAGTTTTTCCTCAGCAGTGCCTACAGTCTTTGATGCTATGATTGTATTCCTCATATCTTGCAAAACAGAGAAGAATGCACCCAACTCAGCCATCCCAGCAACATATAATGCTGTGGGGGGGCATCTATCAGGTGCACCTGCAAAGACCCAGACTGCATAAGGAGAATCAATCTTATCTGGTACAGATTGGACAGCAGGCTTTACAAGGTCCATGATCTTTTTTGATTCTTCTGTAACCATCTTATCCAGTACCTTTTGTCTATCATCAAAAAAGTCTTTGTTCTTATCCAATGCACCTAGTGTCACCTGCAAAGTCTGTTTCAGAAAAGGGCAATCAGCCTCTAAGAACTTCTCAATCCGTTCTGTCCAGTTCTTAGAAATGACAGGAAATCCAATGACACCCATGACAGGGCTGATCATTTGCCGGTTTCGAATCTGTGCTGGGTAGAGGCCACATACAACAGTCCGATACCTACCAGGTGTAATTTCATCAGCCCGCATACTGGATTGTGCATTAGGCATGGAGATGTAAAGGTGCTTAGGTTTCCTCCCGGTTGGTGTCTCATCAAAGGAAGTGTCATCTTTAAGTCGGATCCTGGTACCCTTATTATCCTTCACAGTTTGTCTTCCCCTTGTTGTTAGCATGTAGAGTCCCTTGAGCAAGATGGTATCTACGAAGGCCACTATATAGGTGATGATAGTAACCCAGTCTGCAGTTTGGCCACTCGGTTCATCCAGGTCAATAGCATTCACATCAATGGTATTACCATAACGAAGCATTGATCTCTGGGATAAGTAATCATCGGATTCCTTCCCAGTAGGATCATCAGCTGCTGCCATTGATTGTCGGCCGGTGGCTGCAGCGTCAGCTAAGGCTTTCCGGACCTGAGCAATCTTAGCTTGCAGATGGTTTACCTCTAGGGTCCTCCTGTCATATGTTTGCTTATTAGTTTCATCTGCATCTGTCTGGTAGTCCTGGGTTGCCTTTTCTAGCTTTTTCTGAGCTGTTTCCAACTGGCCCATCAACTCTTTCAGCTCCGCTTCAAACTGTTTTGTATCCTCCATTTTTGCTCTCTGTTTCGTAGTATGCTCTTTAGGGAGTCTACTACTA